TTATAAATATAACAGAGCTTATAATCTACCACAAATGAAAGGAGAATAAAATGCCATTTCAGGTCAGTCCAGGCGTAAATGTATCAGAAATCGATTTAACTACTGTTGTTCCAGCGGTTTCTACTACAGAAGGTGCCTTAGCAGGTGTTTTCAAATGGGGTCCAGTTAATTCTCGCGTCTTGGTAGACAGCGAAGAAACACTAGCGGCCAGATTTGGGAAGCCAGTCACTGGGTTTAACCCAGAAACGTTTTTCAGTGCAGCTAACTTTTTAGCTTATGGAAACAAATTGTATGTAACTAGAGTCGCTGAGACTACTGCTAAGAACGCTGTTTCAGACGGATCAGTAGTTAGGGTAGATAACGAAGATGATACAAGTGCAATTGGTACAGCAAACTTTTTTGTTGCTAAGTATCCAGGTGCATTAGGAAACTCATTAAAAGTTTCCCTTTGTAGATCAGCAAACGACTATCTAGAGTCTACAACTGCAACCATAGCAATCACTGCAGGAACAAACACAGGAACAACATCAGCAGATTTATCAGCAGGCGGTTCGGGAGCATCCCTAATCTTACCTGGTGATAAAATTAAAGTAGGAAACACTAGCCCAGGGGTTGGTATTCACTACTTAACTGTTAAAACTATTTCTACTACATCACTTACTTTTGAAGAGAAGTATACAGGTGCAGTGAATATCGCAGGTCTTACACTAGATAGATATTGGGGTCACTATGACTTAGTATCATCTGCTCCAGGAACTTCAGCAGCTGCTGAGGCAAAAGGTGGTATAGGCGATGAGATTCACGTAGTAATATCAGACGAAGACGGAGAGATCACAGGAATTAAAGGTAACGTACTAGAAGTATTTGAAGGCCTTTCAAGAGCTACAGACGCTAAGACAGAGTCTGGAGAATCTAATTTCTGGTGTGACGTACTCGACAATCAATCAAATTACATATACGGTAAGAGCGGATATGGAGCAGGCGCAGCAAATACTACTGTAGCATCTTCAGTCGCACTAACTACTGACAATGCAGTTTACAAAAGTCTAGCAGGCGGAGTTGATTCAGGTAACGAATCTACAATTACTCTTGCAGATCTAATTAGCGGTTACGACCTATATAAATCAGCAGAAGATGTTGACATTAGCTTACTCCTACAGGGTAAAGCAATGGGTGGAACTAACGGTGCTAGCTTAGGTAAGTACTTAACAGATAACATTGCAGACTCAAGAAAAGACTGTGTTGTATTCATCTCTCCTGATAGAGCAGATGTAGTAAACAATGCAAACGGCGAAAGAGATGACATCATTGATTTTAGAAATGATTTAACTAACTCTTCATACGCTTTCCTTGACAGTGGTTACAAATACCAATATGACAAGTATAATGATGTATACACTTATGTACCTCTTAACGGAGACATGGCTGGTCTAGCAGTTCGCTCAGACCAACTAAGAGATGCTTGGTTCTCACCAGCAGGTTTCAACAGAGGTCAAATAAAGAACATCGTTAAGCTAGCTTACAATCCTAAGAAAGCTGATAGAGATATCTTATATCAAGCTGACGTTAACCCAGTAGTTACATTCCCAGGACAGGGAACAGTTCTATTTGGTGATAAGACTTTACTTGGTAAGCCATCAGCATTCGATAGAATTAATGTAAGAAGACTTTTCATTGTTCTTGAAAAAGCAATTAGCACAGCCTCTAAGTTTACATTGTTTGAATTCAACGATCCGTTCACTAGATCTCAATTTAAGAATCTAGTAGAGCCTTTCTTGAGAGACATTCAAGGTAGAAGAGGAATATATGACTTTAAAGTAGTTTGTGATGAAACAAACAATACTGGAGAAGTTATAGATGGTAACAGATTTATCGGTGACATTTATGTGAAGCCAGCTAAATCAATTAACTTTATTCAATTGAACTTCGTAGCAGTACGAACAGGTGTTGAATTTAATGAAATCGTAGGTCAGTTCTAGGACTAAATACTAATAGGAGTATCAAATGGCTTTTAATATAAATGAAATCAGATCACAGCTAACTCTCGGTGGTGCTAGACCTACTCTGTTCCAGTGTAACATTACGAACCCTGCGAACAGTGCCGGCGATTTGAAAACACCTTTCATGGTGAGAGCTTCTCAGGTTCCAGCGGCAACGTTGGGATTCATAGAAGTACCTTACTTTGGAAGAAAGACTAAGATTGCAGGTGACAGAACATTCGCAGAATGGACAGTTACAGTAATCAATGATGAAGACTTTTTAATCAGAAACGCAATGGAAGAGTGGATGCAAACCATTAACTCTCACGTTGGTAACGTTAGAGGATTCGGAAGCGCTTCAGACTTGTCTTACAAATCTCAAGGACAGATTACACAGTTTAGTAAAACTGGAGTACCGATCAGAGAATATACATTTAACGGTTTATTCCCAATCAACATTACAGAAATGGATGTTGCATGGGATGCTACAGACGTCCTGCAAGAATTCCAGGTCACTTTCCAGTACGACTGGTGGGAAGTTACTGGTGGTTCTACTGGAAACGCTGGCGGCAACTAAACCAATTTTGAATTTAGGCTCTCTCAGGGGAGCCTAAATACTTTTACAATATGAGGTAATCAATGGCAGAATTATTCGGCTTTGAAATCAAACGAAAAGGGCAAGAGGATCTTGGCTCTTTTGTCAACCGTCAAGAAGATGATGGCGCAGTAGTCGTTGCAGAAGGTGGCGCGTACGGTCAATACATCGATCTTGAACAAACATCCAAAACTGAAGGCGAGCTCGTTACTAGGTATCGAAAGATGGCTATGCAACCCGAGTGCGAGAATGCTATTGATGACGTAGTGAATGAATCTATTGTTTATGATTCAGACTCACACACAGCAGAATTAAATCTTGATAAGGTCGGAGTTAATCCAGCTATCAAGGATAAGATCCAACAAGAATTTTTGAACGTAAAAGACCTCTTTGATTTTGAACGTCAAGCATATGAAATATTCAGACATTGGTATATCGATGGAAGAATGTATTATCATGTTGTCATAGACGAGAAGGATCCAAAACGTGGAATCATGGAACTTAGATATATCGATCCTAGAAAAATTAGGAAGGTAAGACAAGTTAAGAAGAAGCAGCAAGGATCAGGTCCTAACAGAATTCAACTTACACAAACAAAGCAAGAGTATTACCTCTTTAACGATAAAGGTTTTAAAAGCGGACCAGGAACTGTAAATCCCGCTCAGGGTACATCGCAGGGCATAAAGATTGCCAAAGATAGTATCTTACATCTAACGTCTGGTCTTATGAGTGAAGACAACAAAATGGTATTGTCTCATTTACATAAAGCTATTAAACCTTTGAATCAGTTACGAATTTTAGAAGACGCAACCGTTATCTACAGAATATCAAGAGCTCCAGAAAGAAGGATCTTTTATATTGATGTAGGCAACTTACCAAAATTAAAGGCCGAACAATATCTTAGAGATATGATGGCCAAGCATAAGAACAGAACCATCTATGACGCACAGACTGGTGAGATCAAAGATGATAGAAAATTCATGACTATGCTAGAAGACTATTGGTTGCCTAGAAGGGAAGGTGGTAAAGGAACAGAGATCACAACTCTACCAGCGGGCCAGAACCTAGGTGAGATGGACGATGTACTTTACTTCCAGAAGAAGTTATACAGATCATTAAATGTACCTGTGTCAAGGTTAGAACCTGAGACTGGTTTCTCTTTAGGGAGAGCATCAGAGATTTCAAGAGATGAAATCAAATTCCAAAAGTTCATTGGTAGGATCAGATTAAAGTTTAGCAGAATCTTTGAGATAGCTTTAGAGAAGCAATTAATACTCAAAGGTATTATCTCACCTGACGATTGGCCAGCACTAAGAAGAGATATGAAGTTTGATTACATTACAGATAATCACTTCTCAGAATTAAAAGAAATAGAAATTATGAGAGAAAGACTCTCAACAGTGAATGACGTGGATCCATACCTTGGTAAATACTTCAGTGCATCTTGGGTTAAGAGAAATATTCTTAGACAAACAGACCAAGAGATTGAAAATATGCATGCTGAGATGATGGCTGATACAGAAGCTGAACAGGAAAACATGGACAATTTTGGTCCACCTCAAGGCGAAAACGGTGAAGAAGGTGCTGGATTTCCGCAAGCACCCCAAGACTAGAACTTTTAGATTATAAATATAGATGGAGATATTATGACAGAACCAGTAATTAAAATGGTTGGTTTAGCAAACGACGACAAGCCTAATGCAGTCGCCGACATTTTTGCTGACCAGATGCAAGATAGAATAGCAGACCACGTGACTGCAGCAAAAGATGTTATTAGTAACAATCTATTTGGCACTGAGTTAGAAGACAATGTTGACGAGATAGATTTAGAGCCTGAGGTCGAAGACTCATTAGAAGATGGGTACGACGAAGCTGAAGAAGTAGAGACTGAAGAGCCTCAAGACTACGAAGCGGATCAAGAGCAAATAGAAGAGCCGGCCGAACAAGAAGACCCTTCTGAAGAATCAGAAGAGAACTAAAAGAGGAAACTATGAAATCATTAAGACAGATCGTTGAACTTAAAAAGATTGACATTATCCCAGATCCAGAACTACAGGCTGGAGAGAGATCTGACTATGCTAATCCTAAGTCTCAAGCAGAAAGAGACTTTGTGGGTAAGCACTTAGACAATATTCAACAGACTCTTCATCCTGCATTTAAAAACCAAGCAGAGCAAGACGCTGTCTTCAAAGGTGGATCCGTTAATAAGGACCATTCAAAAGCTGCATCATATAAAGACGACATGGATGTTAAAGTCTATGAGTCAGCAATTCAATTCGTAAGAGATAATCTTACCGAAGAAAATTTAGAACAGTTTGATGTCATGTTAGAAGAAGATACAGACACTGCTCTTCAGTTTGCAATGGAAATTGCTGCTGAGGTTGAAGGAGAAGAGTAATGTCATCAGTAATCAAACTAAAAGGAACACAAGCAGCTTGTGCAACAGTCACAGGTTCTGCTTCCACATTTGGATCTGCTACATGCGTACGTTTAATAAACGGTACTACAACAGCACATCTAGTCACTTTAGAACAAACAGATGGTACAGATATTGGCACATGCACAATTGCAGGTGGCGAGTCTATACTATTAAAGAAGAATCCAACAGATCAAATCTTTGCAGCTAATGCTGGAGTTTTGGGTGTTGCAGTATCAGTAGAGGGATAACATGAAACTAATATCAGAACAAAATTTTGAATCAGTATCCCCATTAATAGAAGCTAAACAAGATGGTACTGGCAAAGAATATTTCTTAGAAGGCATCTTTTTACAAGGTGACATCACAAATAGAAATGGTAGATGTTATCCTATCGGCACTCTTGATAAAGAAGCTGAAAGATATAACGAAGAATTTATTAAGACTAATCGTGCTTATGGTGAGTTAGGACATCCTGACGGACCAACGATTAACTTAGAAAGAGTTTCCCACATGATTAAATCCCTCACTAAAGAAGGATCTAATTATATTGGGAAAGCCAAGATTATGGACACTCCCTACGGCAAGATTGTAAAAAGCCTTATTGATGAGGGTGCGCAACTTGGAGTGTCTAGTAGGGGCATGGGAACATTAAAACAGACAGCGGAAGGCGTTAATGAAGTCCAAGGTGACTTTATGTTAGCTACTGCTGGCGATATTGTTGCCGACCCATCTGCACCTAACGCATTTGTTAACGGCGTTATGGAAAACGTAGACTGGATTTATGACGCAGCGTCAGGGAACTGGAGAGCACAAAAAGTGATCGAACAGATCCAGAAAGCTGGTAATGTTAACTACAGAGAACTACAGGAAAATAAGATTGCCGCATTTGCAGCTTTCCTAAATACACTGTAGACAATTAATAACTTATAAATACTTTAAAGAAGTAATATGACTCAATCTCAAAGGAGTAAAAAATGGCTAATGAACTAGATAAGTTCGCTAACGACGAAATCAATGAAGCCGAAGCACAAGTTGAACTTGATGAGTTCAAGGCCAGTGGTGAGGATTCAAGCATTGCAGACCCAGTAAGCACAAAGGATAATAAGAGACCAGCTGATAAGAAGGTATCTTTCACTCCACCTGCACCTGGTAGCGCTAAACAATCAAACGGTACAGAAGTATCAAGCAAAGACGGTCTGTCTGTCGAGAAAGGTAAAGCACCTGCTCGTAAAGCTGACAAGAATGCTTCAGACAAACCACAAGCACCTAAGGTTTCAACACCTGGTCAGGGTGGTGTTAAAGAAGACATCGACGCAATCTTTGGTGAGGATCTTGCAGAAGACCTCAGAGAGAAAGCTGAGAC